GGTGAAATACTAAAAACAACTGTAGAAATTTTAAATCCTCGAACCCAAGAAGTCGAACCAATAACTACGACACAGTGTCACATTTTTTCAACTTGGGCAGAAAACAAAAAACTTTCACCAAAATATATTGTCGATTTATATAAAATCAAAGACCCTGCTAAACGCAGAGCTTGGTTATTTGGCGATTGGGATGCTGGTGTTGACGGAGGTATGTTCGATGATGTTTGGGATAGTTTTGTGCATGTGGTTAAACCTTTTAATATTCCTAATGCGGGTACAATTGATAGATGTTTTGACTGGGGAAGTAGCGCACCATTTTCTGTCGGTTGGTATTGGACTTCTGATGGCTCAGATATTGTTCTTGCCAATGGGCGATTGATGTCAACAGTGAAAGGCGATGTATTCAGAATAGGTGAATGGTATGGTTGTGACCCTGATGATACAAACAAAGGTTTGTATATGAAAAATGAAATGATTTCCAAAGGCATCATCGAAAGAGAACTAAAAATGGGCATCTATGGGCGTGTACGCGCTGGTGCAGCCGATAATGCAATATGGAACATTCAATCAGGTATTTCGATTGCTGGTGACATGTTAAAGCCGGTTAGACTGGACGATGGGACAATACGCCAAGGCGTAGCATGGGCAAGGTCAGATAAGTCAGCTGGAAGTCGTGTCGGTGGATGGATTGCTGTTCGAGAGTTTTTGAGCAATTCTTTTAAACCGCCTACAGGAATACGCGAAAAGGCAGGATTATTTGTTTTTAATACTTGTAAAGATTTCATTGAAATTTTCCCAACACTCCCTCGTGATTCTAAAAACTTAGACGATTTGGATACGGATTCTTGTGACCATATTGCTGACGAATTACGATACAAAATATTATCAACTGCTACCGGAGCGAGATTTGGTAAAACAAAAGGAGCATAGAATGCAAAGTTATGTGAGTTTTGCAAAAGTAAAAGCCAAACCGATGACATGGTTTGAATATGAATTGTCAATAACTGGTGGCGATATTTACATCTCAGATGGAACTGATGAGGTAGAAAGTAATGAAGATGGTTATTTAGTTGTTACTGAAATTAATGAAAATATCGATTATGTCACATGGATTTCAAAAGAATATTTCAGCAAAATGTACATGCCTTTGCTAAGTGATTCCATAATGTGATATAGTATTGTCATTCCATTAGTGGAACTCCTTTAACCGAAGTACGTCACACTGCTTCGGTTTTTTTTTTGAAAGTTGCTTTATTTACAAAAAACGACCTATATGGTATAAGCAGTGATTAAAATTAACATTTTCGAGGGATGGCGCATGTCACCAATCACAGCTTTGAAAGAAGGAAATGTCATACCATGTGCAACAGGCGTTAAGCGATTTCAAATTATTTTAAACATTTTTGTCATCATTGCTCCCGCAATTGCCAGTTTCATTCCCGACTTTAATTTAACAACCGACCAATATACGCAATTCATGAGTGCGATGGGTGGACTAAATGTCTATCTAATCAATATTACTTCCGATAAGGTAGGCGTTTAACATGATAACAACAAAACATCCTGAATATTTAATGCAAGCACCCGACTGGGTAACAGCGCGTGATTGTTACGCTGGCGAGAGATACGTTAAGCGCAAAGGTCAAATGTATCTACCAGCAACGGCAAGTCATTTGCAAGACGGTATGAATGTTAAAGAAGTCGGTTATATTAATTATGAGTCATATAAGCAACGTGCAGTATTTCCTGATTATGTAGCAACTGCCACGCAATCTTATATTGGTCTTTTAAATAACAAAGAAACCATTATTGAGCTACCAGCTAAGATGGAATTTTTGCGTAAAAAGGCAACAATTACTAACGATAGTTTAAATACTCTGATTAGAAAAATTCATCACGAACAATTATTAACAGGTCGTGTCGGATTATTGCTTGATTTACCTGCTGATAAGGTTACTGAGCTTGAGCCATACATTGCAATGTATCCAGCTGAAACAATCATTAACTGGGACGATAACGATAATATTGATGGTTTAAACAGTCTTAATTTAGTCGTACTTGATGAGTCACGTTACTTTAGAAAATCGTTTGAATGGCAATGGGTAAATCGTTATCGCGTATTGACACTTGGTGACATTGAAGCTAATGAGCCGTCAAATGCCGGTTACGGATATGTGCAATCGGTTTATCAAGGCTTCGATACCATAAGTCTTGAAAACATGACTGAGCGATATATTCCTGCAATTCGGTCAGAAACATTACAGCAAATACCGTTTGTGTTTATTAACAGTAAAAACAACTTAGCTAAAGTGGATGCAATGCCATTGCAAGGTTTAGTTGATTCGTGCATGTTGATATATCGTGGCGAAGCAGATTATCGACATACGCTTTACATGCAAGGTCAAGAAACTTTAATTGTAATTGGCGGCATGGGAAATCCTGATGAAGATGTACGTGTTGGTGCTGGCTCTAAAATTGATGTGAACATAGGTGGCGATGCTAAATACATAGGCGTGTCATCATCGGGTCTTTCTGAAATGCGTATGGCAATTGAAAATGACCGTTCTTCCGCACAAGCAAAAGCAGGTCAGTTACTTAACTCAAAATCAACTCAAGAATCAGGCGATGCGTTAAGATTGCGAATGACTGCACAAACTGCAAATTTGATGGAAGTTGCATTAACTTGTGCGTCAGGACTTGAGCGTATTTTGAGAATTGCTGCGGAGTGGATGGGATGTGACCCAAAAGAAGTTTCAGTGAAAGCTAACTTAGATTTCGTGAATTTAAAACTTACTGGTCAAGATTTTGTTCAGCTTATGCAAGCTAAAACTATGGGTGCGCCTTTGGCAAATGAGTCTATTCATACCTTGCTTAAAACTCAAAACTTTACTAAACTTGAATTTGAAAATGAATTGCAAACTGCTGAAAAAGAACTTGCTGACCAACGCGAGCAGGCAATTAAACAGAAAGAAGCAATGCAGCCAAAAGTAGTACCACCACAACCAGATGCGCAAAATGTACCACCTGATAATCCAGCTAATACGCTAAAGACAGGTTACAATAACGCACCTAAATAAACTAACCAATTAGGAAATTATCATGAAGTTAAACCCAGTTGAAGCATCACTTGATGCCATTCCTGAAGCCTTCCATGTGCTTTACACACAAGAAGGTGACACATATAAATTAACGGGCGTTGTTGGTTTAAAAACCGATGCTGATATTGAACGCTTGACCGGCTCATTGACAAAAGAACGCAATGACCATCGTGTTGCCAAAGAAGCCTTGCGCCCTTATGTAGAACTTGGTGACATCGATACATTAAAATCAGCATTAACCAAACTGACCGAACTTGAAGCTGCGGGCACTGGTACTTTTGACGAATCAAAAGTTAATGAAGTTGCTGAAGCGCGTGTCAAAGCCTTGGTCAGACCACTTGAAGCTGAAAAACAAACTTTGCAACAGCAATTAGCTGACCGTGACAAACTATTACAACAACATCAAGCTGAACGTAATGCACGTTTAATTAAAGATGCAGTTGAAGCCGAAATTAACAAAGCCAAAATTGTTCCTGAGCATCGTGAGCATGTTCAGTTATTGGCTGAAAAAGTATTTGTTGTGAACGACGAAGGTAAAGTAGTCACTCGTGAAAATGCTGGCTGTACGCCATTTTTAGATGTGAGTGTTTGGTTATCTGAAAGACAACCTTTGAATCCTTACTGGTGGGGTCAATCTCAAGGTGGCGGTTCGATGGGCGGCTCATCAACTAGTTATGGTGGCGCAACAAATCCTTGGAATCCGGCTACGCTAAATCTCACAAAACAAGGTGAGGTTTATACAAATAATAAAGCCGAAGCAGTACGACTTGCGGCAATGCACGGTGTGTCGCTTAACTAAGCAACAACGCCAACTAAAGCCACCCGTAAAACGGTGGCTTTTTTATTGACAAAAATACGCTAGATATGCTAAGTTAAGGTAAGCGCGTCAAATGGTTGACGTTTTCTTTTATAAATTCTAATCATGGGAAAGGAATTTTAGTTATGAAAAAATTAAACACTTATCTTTACTTAGGAATCAATCATGGCTTCTTTAAACAATATCATTGTACCAGAGGTATTTAACCCTTATGTACAACAGTTAACACAACAAAAATCACGCTTAATTCAATCTCGTGCGGTAACTCTTGACCCGTTATTGGATTCATTCTTAGCTGGTGGCGGTTACACAACCAACATCCCTTCATTCCGCGATTTGTCAACTTCGGCAATCAACGTATCAACAGCAACTTCTTCAGCAGCAACTCCAGCGGTAACTACTGCGGCAGTTGAAACTCAAATCCGTTTATCACGCAATGGTGCATGGTCAAGCTACGATTTGGAAGCTGCATTAGCAGGTGCTGACCCAATGATGAGCATTGCTAATCGTGTTGCATCAGTTTGGGCGCGTGCGCATCAAGCTACATTTATTGCAACAATGAAAGGAATCTTTGCTGACAATGACGCAGCTCCAACTGCTTCAGAACACGTCCGTTATGACTTAGTTCGTAACTTAGCGTTCTCAACAGACGGTTTGAATACAGCGACAACTTATAACGCATCAACAACCACATTCAGCGCGTCAGCATTCATTGAAGCTGCTGCAACGATGGGCGATAGCATGGATGTTATCAACACAATTATGGTACACAGCATCGTTTACGCTCGTATGCTTAAAAATGATTTGATTCAATTTATCAAACCATCTGAAGGCGCAATGAGCATTCCTTACTTCATGGGTAAAGAAGTAATTGTTGATGACGCTATGCCAAATCCTGCAACTGGTGTTTATGAATCTTGGTTATTTGCTGATGGCGCTGTTCGCTTAGGCTTTGGCGCTCCAAAAGTACCTACCGAAACAATCCGTCGTCCTGAACTTGGTACTGGCGGTGGTCGTGAAGAACTCTACAACCGTGTTGAATGGGCAATTGCACCTGTTGGCTGTGGTTGGGTTGGCTCAACTACTCCAAGTGGCGGTGCTGATGATACAACTTTGGCAGCAGCTGCTTCATGGCAACGTGTTTATTCAGAACGTAAGCAAATTCCATTTGCTCGTTTAGTAACACGCGAAGCCTAATTAACTGCTCTTTTGGTGCGCATATTTTATGCGCACCATTTCCAAATTTGAGGTAATCATGGAAAATTTATTAAGCACTTTAAAATCACTATCACCTGAAGATGACGGTCTATGGACTGATGACGGTTTACCCCGTCTTGACATCGTGTCAGGTTTACTTGGTGTTGAAGTCACTCGTGAGAACATTAACGATGTGGCATACGGTTTACTTCGTAGCAATGTGGCAACATATAAGCCGCCTAAGAAAAAACCAGCTCAAGCATCGCAAGATGCTGTACCCGAACAATCTGTTATTGATGAGCAACCTGTTATTAGCGATGACGAGTTATTGACACGCATCACTACATTGGAAACCACTATTTCTGAACTAAATATTCAAAAAACCAGTATTGAAGAACAGTTGGAAGTTGCACATGTTGAAGTTGCAGGATTGCGCAAATTATTAGCACATGAAGACGATGATTCAAAATTGACTCGCGGTATTCAAATATTCTTTGCAGCGGCAGACCAAGACCGCAGAGCGCAAGAAGAACGCCAAAAAGCCTTTGTTGAATCAGGCTTAGGTCTTAATGACATTCTTGGATATGTTAATCCAATTGATGCGCGTAAAATGCCATGAGCGATAATTTTAAAACCGCATTTATATTTCCAGCAACTGTAGCTACAGCTAATGATGTAACTACAATTACCGATAAATTAAGTGTTACAGCGCCTACACGCTCTAGCGAGCTTTTTTGCCCTGCTTTGAGTACCGTTTGTGTTCATATTACAGGTACTGCGACAGTTAAAGTAATCAGCAATCCTTTTGGCGATGCGGCTAAAGATTTAGTGTTATCGACAATTAGTACCGCTGGTGCTACAAATTATGTTATCGCATCGGCAATCAATTTGATTGTGGATGTGACAGCTGTGACAGGTACTGTATCTGCAAAAATAGTTTATAACAGCGAAGTAGATTAATGTTAGGAATCATTGTGAGAAGTCTTTTAGAAAGAGGTTATCGTGGCTAAATATATTGATGATATGCGCATAGGCGACGAGTTTAATCTTGAGTTACGCCTAACTGATTTAGCCGGTAGTCCACAGAACATCACTGGTTATAAATTTTGGATAACGCTAAAAACTTCTCTCGATGACGCTGATATTGACGCTGTGCTGCAATTTAGCTCAACGGCTGGCAATAATGCCAATGATAATATTGTTGGCGGCATAGCCTATTTATGCGTGCCTTCTAGCATGACTAAGTTGATTCCTGCTGGCGCATATTTTTATGACGTTCAATATGCAATCGGCACAACTGTTTCGACCATTGTTCCGCCTGTAGCAGATTACAAAGACAAGGTACTTGTTGTACCTGAAGTAACAAGAGCAACATGACCATAATAAATGTCACAACGGAAAAGAATTCAATTGACCTGTCTACCAAAAAACAAACTGTTATTGAGGTAGCACCAAAATCGAATTCAATTGTGGCATCAGTCAGTTCAGCTGGAGCGATAAATGTTGCCACTGAAAATCATATAATAGAAGT